AAGTCAACTATCTTGTAAAAGAGTTTGAGTGTAAGAAGTCTGCAGACGCATATTCTCGGTCATTTTCTTCTAAGACTGGTACTCTGGATTGTTCTAAACTTCATACCTACAAGTACAACGAAGATCTTTTCAGAAAAGTCAATGTCATTCCTGACGGTAAGAACCATGGTCTGATCTTTATTCTTGATTGGTCGGGATCTATGGGTGACTGCCTGTTGGAAACTATGAAGCAACTGTTCAATCTGATTCAGTTCTGTAGTAAGGTCAATATTCCTTTCGATGTGTATGCATTCACGAACAACTATCAGAAGAGTGAGGATCATTTTTCCTACACCGAAAGTCCCATTCAAGAAGTCAAAGAGTATGACATGATCATCAGTCCAGACTTCAGTCTTCTCCACTTCTTCACTAGTGATGTGAACAAGAAACAACTTGATCAACAAATGAGGAGTCTGTATCGTGTTGCATATAACATGGTACGGTGGTGTAACTATTCTATCCCTGTCGGTTTCAACCTCTCAGGTACTCCTCTGAATGAGGCTATCGTATGTCTCCATCAACTTATTCCTCAGTTCAAGACGAAACATAAGGTTCAGAAGATCAACACTGTGATTCTGACTGATGGTGAAGCAAATGTCCTCCCCTTCTACAAAGTCAACAATTACTATGATGATGGACGTATGGGTTCAGGACGTGTGTACATGGGTGACTTCATCCGTAATCGTAAGACTGGACACACTTACAAAGTTGAGGGCTCTTTCCACAAGTTCACTGAAGTTCTTCTTGAAGATCTTAAAACGATGAATCCTGGTGTGAATGTAATTGGTTTCCGTCTTGCCAGTAATAGTGACTTTAAAGGATTTGTTCGACGGTATGATGACACCATGACCGAAGATTCCTACAAGAAGATCAAAAAGAACAAGTCTGTTGCAATCAAGACCAGTGGATATACTTCCTACTTTGGTATTCTTTCATCTTCTCTTGATAATGATACTGAGTTTGATGTTGAGGAAGGTGCAAGTAAAGCAAAGATCCGATCTGCCTTTGTTAAAAATCTTAACGCAAAGTCTCTAAATAGAAAGGTATTAAGTCAGTTTGTAGATATCATCAGTTGAACCAGTTGGACAACTGTCCCATCCACCACCCCGCAGGGGTGGTTTTCGTATATTATAGCTTTGTTGAGACAAATCAT